TCTTGGGACTCCACAGGCTTCTCCTTCAGCGTAACTATGGGTTTGGCTGCGGTTTCTGTTGTCATTACGGGCTGCTTCACCGAAGCCGTATCCTGTCCCGCAAACGGAGATGACGCCTTTTAGAGCTTCTCCTTTTGTGTTTTTGATGATAGTAGGTCGCGGCATTTACTCAACATGTTTTAGGATTGATTCGTAAGCTGTTACGTCTAGCGGAATAATTTCACCTACATCTATTGTGGGTATGGATACAAAAGGTATTTGACAAGCAATACGTCCTCCTGTGATACCTCTTTGACTTACTTCAGACAGCGTGAAGGCTCCTTCCCATTTCCAAATACGATTAGAGTTTGACAAGGTAACAAAATCGCTTGTTGCTTCTTCTAAGGTTCCGACGTGAACACCTGCGTTTTTTGCTCGCACAAGGACTAGCGTTCCTTCGTGGTGGTAAGCGAACGTCCAGTTTGGTTCGGGTTCTGTAGGAGTTTTGTTATCGTCTTCTAGGAGCGTTTTGATTAGTTTAAGTGTGTTTGTGTTCATGATAGTTGCTTTTCTTCGTCTTCAATAAATGTTTCAAGAACGTCAATGGCGTCTTGGTAGGTCGCGTATGTGGCGTTATCTATGGCGTAATTGTTATAATCTTCACACCATTCAGCGTATTCTTTTGACACTTCTGTGTAGATTAAATCTTCGTCAAAATTGTCAAAGGTTTGCCATCCGTTCATTCTGTGTTCTTTGCCGCTCAACTGAGTGGCTGCTTGAGCGGCTAGTCAATGAAGGCTGCATTGAATATCTAGTCTGTTGTTTGGGGATTGTGTTTTTGCGAACTCTAGGAGTTGTTTGTTGGTCAGTAGCATGGTTTTTTGTGTTATAGATTGCTGTATTTTTGTGCTAATTCAGGTTGAACATGTTTGTTCCAGATGCTGTGCATAAGGCTAAACCAACCGCTTCCACGTTTAGCTTCGCTTACGTAAGAAGGAAATACGTTTCTAAATTCTTCCATGATGGTGTCTAGTTGAGATTCAAATGCAACTTGCTCAGGACTAGCTTCTTCTTTTAATTCATCGACGAATTTTATAGCCTCTTTAGTTGTCATTAACACACTTCCGTCTTCATTGTAAACGTTTCCTAGTTCATTGTTAATTTGGTAGGAGTCTAGCAGAGCAGTCAGGAGTTTTTTTATGCTTATTGGTTTTTCTTTGTGTTGTAATTTCATATACAAAAAATTAAATACTTTGTGCTAGTTGGTAAGCAGGTGATAGTGTAGCCGGACGCAATCATGATAGTCCCGGGCCCCCCCGCTAGGACCCACAGCGTCGCCCTCCGCTAGGCTTTCCACGTTGTTCTTCATATACTTTTCTTGAGACTTGTAGCGATGTCCTCCGCGAGGCTTGGCGCGTCGCCCTCCGAAGGCTTGCTTCGATGTCTTCCAGAGACCCGTCTTTTTACTTGTCGCGTTGTTTTCCGCGAGGCGTGCACCTTGAGTTCTGTGTGAAACCATAAGCATACAACAATAAACAAACACAATTAACTGACGATAGTCATCTAACATAAGCCCGACGATAGGAGGCTAGATTGATTTTTACAGGCCGACGATAGGAGGCGAAGATTCTCCGCCGAAGGCGGAAAAATTTTTTTACATTCCGACGAAGTCGCAAGATAACCCGAGGCGAAGCCGAGGGAAAATTTTTTGCCCCCTTAACGCAAGTTAGTTGCATTAAGGGGGCTGGTTTTTAGTGTTTCCCGGCCTGGGATTGTGTCCCGGCTTGGCGCTTGGCTATGCGTTCTCTTAGGCGTTTTGTCTGATAGTAACGCGCTCTTGGAGTGTCTGCAGCTAGCGGTGTCAATCCTTCGAATCCGTTAAACGCCGGTTCGAGGTGGGCTTCCTCGTCTGGGTTGCTTGTCCCGTCACACCAGCGAGGGAGGTGGGCACGTTCGGTTACTCCGTGCGGGTCGCGCTTCCATTGAAGTGAGGATGATAGTCGGCCCTTGCGTGTGTCTTCGGGGGCTTCCTGCCATGTGTCTCCGTATTCCTCAAGGGATTCGAGGGGCACGACGACAGCGCCAGACTCCTGCGCGATGGTCTTGAAGCCGGTCTGTAGGTCGTCTAGGGCAATGTTGTTAGACTCTTCCGGCTCTGGTTGAATATCGAGCCAGTAAGAAACGAGGTCTTCGACTGGCCTAGAGAGGTTGTAAGCCTTGACTGTGGCCTTGGCTTGTTGGAACACGGCACGCCAGAGCGCTTTTCTTTGCTCGGTGAATTTGGTTGCCTCCAAGGCACGCCCCAAAAGGGCGGCTTGGAAGGGTGTAGGGGCTGCGACCTTCATGACTGCGGAGCGCTGGGAATGACGGTGTGGAATGTCTTTGTGACTTTATTTCCGTTCAAGTCGGACTCTTCGCGGACTTCTTCGACAACGCGCACGAAGTCGGCAATTCCTTTCCCCTTTAGAAAGGGATTAGGCTTTTTGTCGTCGGACCATACCGAAAGCATGGTCTTTTCACTTTCGCTCCACCCTTTGTAAAGAGTGGCATTTCCAGTGCGGGTTTTAATTCCTGCGCTTACTTCGACTAGTTGGATTTCTATGGTTTTCATTTTGTGGTTGTGGGCTTTGCCCGTTGGGAGCTTACTTGAATTAGATTTTACGGTAAAGAACAAACTGCTAAATTCTTTATGAGTTTGATTCATTTTCAACATGAAAATAATTCATCTCTAGGAAAGCTTTTCGGCTAGCCAAGGAACGAGGAACGAGTGAATTGGTAGGCCGTAAAAGGTAACGACCTCTTGCGAACGCTGGACGGCGGGTCAACTTTAAAACAATATAAGTGCCGAAGGCCGAAGCGAAGCGAGTTATGCTTGTTTTGAAGTTTACGCGACGGGAAGCTTTTGCCAGTGCTCGCCTTGTTGTTTTCTGCATACGCTTAGCGCCGTAGGCCCTCCCAATGATAGTGGATTACCGCGTCTCCGATGGTCAGCAACACGGTGCCAACTAAACTCGGCGCAAAGAGCACGAACAAGAAGTCGGGCCCGGTCCACCCGTGGATTACGCTGTTCAACAACTCGGGACCCGAACCGATTAGAATAACCGAGACGATTATGAGAAGCATGAAAATGCTGCACATCGCGAGACACCAGATGAAGTTTTCTGCAAGGCGCTTTAGCACCTTGTTGAGAACACGGCAGACGTTAAGGAATGTATTAACCATACAACAATAATTAAGTTAGAGTTCGATGAGCTGGTGTTCTACTAACCGTTGTGATAGTAGAGCCATTGCTCCACTTGGCCCTCGTAGGCCCTTTCGATTCCCTCGACCTCCTCCTTGGAGATTAGCTCGTCAAGGAACACATCGTATACGAGGTCCTTGTCGTCTCTGGCGTTCTCCTCGGCGTCAGCCTCCGTCTGATACATCTTGTGTTCGGTGTTATCCATACAACAATAAGTTACCCTGTGTGTGCGGAGAGGAGGAGGAGAGAGACGTAGCTCTATGACTCCGTTAGTTCGTTCTTTAGCACCCGAAGCTCGCCTTGAGTGCGGACGTTTCACTACAAGACACACGGCTAGTGGAGCAGTGAGCGAACGCTGAGTGGAGCTATGAGTGAGCGATATGCAAAAAACGTATGCAAGAACAAGAACGCCCGAACCCTCGGGTCGCCCTTAGTCTCACTAATGATTACCCATTGAGTGCGCAACGAGCTTAGCTCTGAGCGTCCGGCGTGGAGCCCTGAGTTATACTAGGGGATGATAGTGCGTGTATCCATGCGTGCTTGCTGGCTGGCTTCAGGCCGTTCAGGGTGGGTGGCGTGGTCCCTTGGCCTTGTGTGCTTGCGCCAGCGGTAGCGCTGTGTGGTTCGATAAAGCTTCGTGCTGTGGCCCGTGGCTTACCGCTGGGTATTTTGTTTGTGCGCTATCCGCGTGTCGTGGGGCCACGGGGGGTGCTCGCGCACCAGCGTATAACGCTACCCCCTCAGATTTTTGCATCAAAACCACCGTTTGCAACCGGGGGACCCCCTGAGCGCTCAACATAAGAAGAGGCCCAGAGGGCATTACACACAACACACGCGTAAAAGAAACAGATGGGGGACACAAGGTCAACCCCTAAGTGAAGAAAAACATGAAAAAGTGTGTTTTTGTGTTTTTTGTTTGACAAGGGGTTCGCTATGGTTCACTTAGAGTGTGCTTTTTGTGGGGGAGTAAGTGTAAATTACCCTTAACCAATCCCTCCGCTCACATTCCACTACAGTTCTAGGTCTAGGTGTTGTTTTTAACCTTCGTTGACTTCAGTCAGCTCTGAGTGTACTCAGAGTGTCCCCCCTGCGTCCATATATACCACCTCTTAAGATGGTTGTTGTATAAAGGCTTTGTCGATGCTCCTGATTGCAGGTATAGCTAGAGCCTCCACGGCTGTAACGACCTGTTCTTCAGTCTTTGAAGACATTCCGTAGTTAGCTCCACTGAGGTCTAGTGCACAATGCACCACTTCGTGAACTAGGGTAGACCTGAAGAGGTTCACGTCTTTAAAACACGCCTTACTGATGCTGATTTCCCGGACGTTGCCGTCGTATTCGCCAAGGCTTCCGTCAGGGAAGGACTCAACGATGTTCAGGGGAATGTCCATCCCTGCTACTCGGAGGTTGATTCTGTCTTTGTTTATAGCCATGAGTTTCCTTGGGTGCTGAAGTTGTTCATGAACTTCTCTAGTTCCTCTTTGAGAAGCTCTTGTTTGCGGTCCCCCATGCGCCTGTCGGCGTCTTGGGCCATTTGTTCTGTCCAGTAGGCCACGGCCATGCTTAGGGCATCTAGGCGGTCATCGTGGGTGATGGCTCCGCGTTGGTTGGTGAGGCGTGAGAGCTGGTATATGAGTTGGTATTTGAGTTGTGAGTCGTTAGGGTAGCGTTGTGCGCTCTCGTAGTCCTTCTGGATGACCTTGGGGTCGATAACGAGCCTGTGTTGGTTCATTACAGGCTCAAGGGTGTCGATGATTCTTCGTTCCTTTTGGGTGTTGTGTCTGACCTCCTCGATGGTGCAGGGGTGTATTTTGGTTAGGATGGGCTTAAACAACTCCACAAACATACCGTCACCGAAGTTACTCTCGACAACGATGGCGTTCACCTTGTGTTCCTTGGCTTTGATGGCTAGGGCTTTTAGGGTGTCATCGCCGTAGCCTCCTTGCATTCCTCCTCCGTCCGGGACGTAGAGGTAACCGTTGAGCATCTTGACGATGCTGAAGGCTGTCTCGTCTTTTCCTCGTCCAGAGGGGTCAATGGACATTACAGAGCCTGTGTATGGGATGTAGTCCCCAAGGGTTTGCATGGGTCTGTAGAAACGGTCCCCTGAGAGCCCTACGTTGGGCACAGAGGAGTCCCACTCCAAATTAGGGTCACGGGCCCACACAAGCTTCTCGGGGGCCACTGTGGGGTCTACAGACATCACTACGAGGTCGCTGGTCTTGAGTGGGTATCGGTCTAGGTCACTTAGCCGGGTATCCAGCATGAACTGCATGGCGAACCCGGTGCGCCCGTAGGAAGCTTCTCGCTCCGCTAGGTCGATGTCGGAGAACCGCAGGGGTTCGGTGGACTCCCCTTCACGCTCGTCGTTGACGCAGTAGTCGCTTACGGTTCCGTCGTAGGATGTCTCGTTTATCTTCTGGGTGATGTATTTGGCTGGCCAGATGCGCTTCTTGTATCCTCGCTCGGTGAGCTTGTTGTAGATGGTGTCCTCGCACTGAGGGGTTCCCAGAAAGAGGATTTTTGACTCGTCTTCAGGCTTGATGATGGCGTCAAACTCCTTGACCTGCTCGCCCAGCTTGTCGCGCATCCCTTGGGTGGCGCTGTTGCCAACAACCTCAATATCGTCCGCAACAATGATGTCAGCTCGGGAGCCCGTCAGTTGAGACGTGACTCCCAAGGATTTGACGGAGGGGGCGTGGGAGGCGGGGGCTGGTCCGACGTCGAAGGAGATTTTTGAAAATCGCTGTGAGGCGGTGGGTCTAAGGTGAGCGAGAATAGGGAGTTCATGGATGAGTCTAAGTGTAAAAGTGCTGAAGTCATCTGCTCTTGTCTTTGAAGCAGAGACGACAAGTATGTTTTTACTGGGGTCGAGGAGGAGTTGGTGCACAATGTATGCAGAGCAAATCCAACTCTTACCGACTCCCCTAAAGCCTTCGATAATAGCTCGTCTATCTCCTCCTTGCATGTATGCGGCGATTTCATATTGAATAGGTGTAGGGCTGGGCAGGTTTAGGTGCTTCCAGACAATATACAAGAAGTTCCTAAAGTCTTTTAGTTTGTCTGGAATGTCCACTATTACTTATTGTTTCCTCGGTTCTTCTTCTTACTCTGAATCTTCAGGTTACTCGCCCCGTTGTTCTGAGGGTTACGGTCTGCGTGATGGACGTCCTTACCTTGAACTGCCTTTTTGCCTCTCCTCTTGATGACGAGGGCACGAGCCTTGTTACGACCAGCCCGGCGTTTCTTCTGTCGTGCTGACTTGTGGTAGGTGTCGTATTCTTTTCTGTAATTTCTAGCCATTGGATACTGCGTCAAAGGGTAAGATGTCTGCCAGTTGCTCTAGAGGGTTGCCTTTGGATAACCCGGCGTGGATGCCGTTGTCCTTCAGTAACTGCCTAGCAGCGTTGAGGTCGCTTGGTGCAGCCTCGCCTGACTTGATACGGGCGATAAACTCATCAATAAGCAGCCCTTGGAGGGCGTTGAGCTTTTCTTCTTGGTTTTCTACTTCGTCTTGCATTCCTTAAGGATTCTAATGAGTAAATAAAGTAAGCTCAGTAAGCCTACCCCGATACCAACGAGAGCGTTGATGTCCGATAATGTAAAGGTTCCTAACATTCCTACGATGCCTACTGCTGCTGGGGTGTGGGTGGAGTCCATGGGTCTATTAGGCTTGTAGTTGTCCGTAAACCACGAAGTGAAGTCTGTGACCTGTGTCGTCCGCAAAATCTACGTCTAAATCAAAGCCAGAAGCCGTTTTGTTTGTCACGAACGGGTGGTTTTTTGAGGTCCCTGTGTCTGTAGCTGTTAAAACTACGTAGTCAGCGCCGTTTGCGGTTGCCATGTTGTTTGAGAAGACGATTCTACGGGTATCAGCGCTAGGTTCGCTGGGAGAACCGAGGGCCACGTTGTAACCCGCAACTAACACTGGAGAGCTGTCGTCAAAAGAAACAATTCCCCAAGCCGCAGCCACACCGGGGTGGTGCTTTAGAGTCGCTGGAACACAGATACCCGCAGACGCCTCGGTTTCCATTTCGGTTTTTGTTGCAGTGTCCACCTCACCTTGAACAATACCACCCGAAGGAAAGGTCAAAGTATTTCCTGACAAGTCTAACGTCGAGGCCAGCTTGGGAGCTGTGACCGCACCGTCTTTAATCTTAGCAGTCTCGGCAGCGTCAGCAGCCAGCTTAGCAGCGGTAACGTTTAGGTCTTTGATTTTAGCTGTCTCCACGGCGTCGGTAGCTAGCTTACCTGCTGTCACGTTTACGTCTTTAATTTTAGCAGTCTCGACGGCGTCAGTAGCTAACTCAGCGGCGGTTATTGCTCCACTCGCGATGTCATCAGCCGTTTGGAGTGTTCTTGTTCCACTTCCTGAGCCGTCTTCAGCAGTCTCCTGAGCAACAAACAACGCCTGTCTGTAAGCGGTGTCTAAGTCAGCCTCGGAGATACGAGAACCAGACTGGAAGTCAACTAGAGAACTAAGTGAGGTTTCCCTGTAGATTCGCATTTGGTCAAGAACATCTGAGAAATACAGGTTTGCAGATAGAGTCACTAACTTCGTCGTGGCGTCAACACTTGCAACCGAAACACTTTGCCATTTGAAAGTAGAGCCAGATGTCATCTTCACGACTGCTTTGATGTCAGAAGTGTTAATGTAATCGAAGTCAAACGGACCATACACTGTCTGGCCTGAGGCGTTAGTTCCGCTGGACCCAGATAGCAGGGTTATTGTAGTATATGAATTTGGCATGGTATTTTATCTTAATAGTTTAGCTAAGTCAGCTCTAAGTTCTTTAAACTCTTTGTGGGTTTGGCGTCTAGCCGCTGCTCTGTATGTGTTAATTACTTTGGAGATTGCTTTAGACCTTGGGTGGTCTTTATGCCTGTTTTGGTCAGTGATTGGAGGAAGACGTTGGTAGGCGTTAGACTCGATTAGCCTCCTCAAGTTTTGACGAAGCGTTTTCTGAGCAGGACCAAGCTTTATCGTCCCCGACAGCTCCTGCATACGGTCGTAAGCAGTTTGGTCCTTGTCGTTTCTGTAGTCCCGATAACTAAGACGGTTCCCAGCGATGTTACGGACGTCGCCCATAGGTTTACGCCCAACCGCTTGGTGTTCAATCTCAATATCAACAATGTCGTTGGAGATTTCAGAAGAGAAAAGAGGGTTGATTCCCTTCCTAAGCGACCCTGTGTTGTCCTTGCTTTTTCTGCGTATTTCACCAAGGGCGTTCCGCTGTGGCATTAGTTTTCCTCCGGGTCGTATAGACTCGGGTAGACGCTTAAGCATCTTATCCAAAAAGCCTCTAGCTTCTAAGATAGCAGGTTCTTCTTCAAAGACGTTTTGGGACCAGTTGAGTCCGTTAGGGACGAAACCACCTAAGACGTTTGCGCCCACGTTTTCAAAGGCTTCGACTGGCTTCTCCATTAAGTCCAGAAGCTCACCTAAGTTCTCGATGTAGGATTTCTTCATGGTGTTGTCAGCTATAGCCGTCGTAATAATAGCAACAGCTTGAAATAAATCGTTCTGCTTTTCCTCAAACTCCTCTACGTCCCCGAACTCGCTAAGTCCGGTATCTCTTATGTCGTTAAAGCCTTTTGAAATATCCGCCAGTATACCAAGGGTAGTAGCAAACGGGTCGAGACGCTGGTAGCTGTGCCATTTGCCGTTCCACTCAATAGCGAATGGTATCTTACCCGTAGCAGCCCAAGCTGCACGTTTACCGGGGTCCGATGGAGGAGAACCTGTGATTCGCTCTCCAAGGGCTTCGATGTTCATGAACAAAGCTCCCGTAGACATTAAACCTACAGATAAACGACCAAGGGCTTCGGCTGATTTAATATCGTGCTCGTTTTGAATGAGTTTCAAATACTTTTCAGCTTTTTCTCGGGATGCGCTCAATGGGTCGGCTAACTCTTCGGGATTAATGATTGATGAAGGGGATACATCTGCAAGCTCTTTCCTCTTCTTACGCATGCTTGCTACCTCTTTGACCATTTTAACCGGCCTTGGTAAAGTGCGTCCTAAAGCAAACAAAATAATGTTTGAAGGCGTCCTAACGAACGGGATGATAAAACCAAGCCAAGGACTCATTTGGGCCATTTCTCCGGTCTTCTTAAAGAACCCATTGGTAACTTCGTTAGTGAAGGTGTTTACAAGAGCCCAGTCTGTTCCCGCTTCGACCAGCGCTTGTCTTTGGGAGAACCCAAGGTCGTCGTCGTATACAACATCCTTCACGCGTTTGAGTTTATTCATCTGGTAGTGGTCCTTCATGTAACCGTTGATGAACTTCCTCTCGTCAGTAATGTCTTCTCCAGCCTTACGAGCTGCGATAAGAGCCTCTACCGCCTCGCGTCGGATGTTTTCCTCATTGCGAAAACGACCCTCTTTAGTAATAGTAGTATTGAAACCGTTTTGAATGTGTTCCGCTAGTTTGCCGGGGTCTCTGTGAAGTCCCTTTTTGTATCCGTCCACAGCAAGAGATGTCTTGATGCGAGCGCGGTAGTTCATCTGCTTAAAGAACTCATCACCCGCCATCATCAATCGAGAAGGGTGTCTAACAAGATGGCCCATGAAATTGAAAGCGGAACGAAGAAGGGTCCCGTCAGGGTTGTCTACTCTAATCTCTCCTCCTCGGTTGAGTATGCGGTCATCTCTAAATGCGGTGTATCCGGTGATTGACCTAGCCTCATCGTCAATTCCTGACTTCCACGCGTATTTAAGAGAGTCTTTGAAACTCTGGACGTCAAACATAGCCCTAAAGTTAGCCCTAACTAAATCGACGTTGCCTGTCATAACACCTCCTGCGATTGACTCAATGTGCCTCAAGGGAAGAACGAGTGCTCCACCTAAAAAGTTCACAGCCCAAGAAGTAGGTGAACCTAGAATAGCGTTGTAATACCACTCTTGAGAAACGGCTAGTCCTTTTCTACCTGCTAACGTCCACTGAGATAACCCTTTGTTGACGCCTATTTGGTTAAGGTTCTTAGCCATTTGGTCCATTTCAATAACCTCTCCTGAATTCTTAAACAACTTTTGAAGGTCTTTAATAATTCTTTTGTCAGTGAGATTACCCCTGTTCTGTCTACGGTAGATGTCTCCCTGTCTCTTCAGCGCGTCCTCCAAAGCCACTCCTAGAGTCCTGTGTTGACCTGCGATGTCTCTACCCAAAGCGCTTTGCCCCGTGCGATAGAGGTCTTGACGCTGTCTCATTCCAAGCGATAACTGAGTTCCAAAGTCAGCCCAGATTTCTTGAAGCGCTGTCCAGCGGTCCATGGTCGAGAAAACTTCCGTCATAGCCTCGTCTTTGTTTAAGACGGTCACTCCGTCTTTGGTCTGCAATTTGGCAGTTCCGTTTTTTAACGCATCAGCAGCGCTTGATACTTTATCCTTTAGGTCTTTTGCGATGCTGTTCATTGCGTCGTAAAGTGCTTCAGCCTCGCTTCTGAAAAGCTCCAAGTCCTTAGCTCGGCCTCGGAATGCGGACAAGTCCATTTCTCCTTTACCGCCCGCTCCCTCAAAACCCGCGTTTGCAATTCTACGCGTTTCCTCGTAAAACTCTTCTTGAGCCTTTGGGTTCATTTTGCCTTTTTTGCTAGCCTTCATAGCAACCTTAGATACATGCGTAAGAAAAGCTCGCATTTCAGGAACGCTATTTAGAACCCTAACACCTGAAAGCATTGCTTGAGGGTTAGTTTCGTCATACAGCCCAGCATCTTTAACAGTCTTGACTACATGCTGCTCGATGCTGTCTATTAGGTGCTCTGTTCCGCCTTCCTTAGACTCATTGATTATGTCCTTAACGTAGGCTCGTTTATTTTCAAGAGTAGACCCAACCCCTGTTATGTTTCGACTCAATAAAAAGTTATCGAGCTGTTTTTCGGTGGCTGTATCAGGGTCTATTTTTCTTACTTTAGGGACTGGAACTGGAGCTTCTGAACCTTCGGCGGCCTTGAGGTTCCCGGTAGCTTCCTGAACACCCGGAGGTGGTGGAGTTTCGCTCAGCTTTTCTCCAGTTTGCTCCTCCCAATCTGTTGCGTTTTTAAGGTCGTTATTGCGGTGAGCTGATTCTTGCAAAGCCCTTCTCTCGCTATCCGTTACTTGAAGTTCTGGGTCATTCAGAGCGTCGTTAAGCGCTTGCCATTCGTCCGGTTCTTCGCCGTTTGCTCGTTGCTTCTTTACGTTTGCGTTTTTACGAGCAAAGATACCAAATATCTTTTGTAACCCACTAACAGCTTCTCCTTGCTCGGGAGTCTCAATGGCTGATTTAGATGTCACTTCAACAGCCTCCCTCTTGGGCCTTACAGCTCTATACCCTTTACCCACACCGAGAAGGCCGAGACCGATAGCTTCACCGACAATAAGACCTTCTAAAGCAAGCTTACCACGTTCGATTATCTCGTTGCTGTTTTCGTCGTCAGGGTCGTAGGCCATCCAGTTAATAAAATCCTGAACAGGTCCTCCTCCGCTTTCGTGTGTAGCCAGTAAGTTTGCGAGACGTTCCTCTTCCCCTTTGAATACGAAGAACTCAGAAATAGCACCTGCCGTGGCAAACCTAACGTTAGTCTTTGTAGCAGTCTTGTATTTGCTCAGCTTCTTCATCGACTTAGAAGAGAGACTGAGTTGGTTCTTAGAGAAACTCTTAATGGCGTCTTTGCTTTTAGACAGTGTTCCCGCTACTCCTTTTAACTTAGAAGCCTTTCCTAACCAAGACGCTGCGTTTAAACCGGGAACAAAACCAATACCAAACTGAACAAGAGCTTCACCAGCTTTACCTACTCCTGTCTTCGACGTTCCTAGCCACGATTTTTTTCTATCGTAAAAATCCCACAGTCGGTCTCCGGTAGCGAAATCCAAGAAATTCCATACGCCTTCCAACGCTGCTTCTGCACCACGTATTGGTGCAAACGCGACGTCCTTACCGTAGTCGCTTAATTTGTTACCTTCTTCGCTTTCCTCTTGAGGCTTCGATTCTTTTTGGGGCTTGTCTTTATCCCTACTAAAAAGAGGCTGTTCTACGTCTTGTTCAAGCTCTATTTGCTCCTCTTGCGACGGTGGTTGAACCTCTTCTTCAATAGGTGCTTGCGGTGCTGCCTCCTGTAACTGCCCAAGCTGGCTCTGTTGTTGTAATTGGTCAAACGAGTCCCCTTGTAGGGCGGCTCTGTCGAATGAATCTAATTTATCAGTCATGTTCGCTTAATCGAGTTTTTACTTGGTCTTGGCTTTTCTTTGGTTGGAGTAATAGGCGTTGTTATACTGAGCCTTGAGAAAAGTAAACGCGTTGTCGAAACCGAACGCGCTTCTCACTTCCTCTAGCTCCTTTATGCTCCAACCTGCTGCTTTTCTTATCTTGTCAACGTCATTGGGTGTTGGTTCTGAGCTACCAAAGGCTAAGCCTGTGACTGGCGGCTGGTTTTCTTTAAATAAATCATGACGAATAGTCACATCTCGGCTTATGTAGTCGTTCCAATCCTCATGTTTGTTGACGTTTCCGTCAGCGTCGCTAGTAAGTTGTCCAGCTCGCTGCACGCCTGTAATATCGTAGGAAAACTTTCCACCCGTAGTATCGTGCTTGGTAGGACCTTTTTTATACGGTTTTATATTTAAAAAATCATCTCCCATCTTAACAATGAAAGGTGTTCGTTTTCTTCTGAACCAAGGCTGAAGAGGGTTTACCAAAGCAATTCCTGAAGCTAAACCTTTTATCTCTTCTGGAGTGACTGAGACTGAATAGTTAGCTTCTGCTGCTGCGTTCATTTCACCAATCAACCCCTCATAGTGTTTTTCTACATCTTTTGACCAGAAAACGCGTCCAAAGGCTGCTAGACGTGTTGATATATCTTGAACCTGTTCATACTCTCTCCCTCCTTCTTCAGTGTATTGCTCCATTCGCGCCTTAAGTGCTTTTTTGGTGCTTACATAAGTCTTATTAAGTGCTTTTGCTTCTTGAGAGCTTTCAGCAAAAGCGTTGCTTAGAACCGAACCAGAGGCTACTTCTATGGCTCCTTGACTTAATCCCAGCTTAACAACCTCCTCGAAAGTCATAGTAGGATTTTCGTTTTGTAGTCTTTTAAGTCTTTCTGTCGGGACTAAAGCAGCGTTTGGTGGTAGAGAACGTCTGTCCAAGGAGTCTCCATCTAATTTTCTTACGTAATCTTGGTTTGTTTTAGCGTGTTTGATAAGGGCTCCAGCTAGGTCGTTTTCAAGGTTTTTGCTTAGCTCATTAAATCCCTCTTTGTAAGCTTTGTTGAAATCGTCTTCTGTTGCGTCTTTTGGCAGCGAGGCTAGGACTTGGTCATTTAAGTTATTTAGGTCCCTTGTGTAGCGAGTGATAACGCCAGTAGGCGTCCCATTTACAACTGCTGTCAGGTCGTCTATCTCGCCCACCATGAACCCCCCACTAGAGTCCTCCAGACCCGGTGTTGCTTTTGAGCCTTGAGATTCAAACCCCTCAATGAAATTAGCAATTAAACCAGAGATGCTTACAGAATCACCGCCCGGAAACGAGTCAACACCTATGCCGATTTTCTGTAAAACGCGTAAAAGTCCTTCCCTCCTGTCGAGCCTTGGAAGGTGCGGAACTACTCGCGCCATCAGAACGTCAGTCACAGCGTCTAACCTGTCTCCGCCTCCCTTAATCCCATTGACTAAGTCAAAGGCGTATGTAGACAACTTATCATCTGTGATTTGTGCTATTTGGTCACTCAAGGAAGGAAAGCGGTCAAGTAGTTTTTCTCTGAGTTGGTCAGGAGTGTCGTTTATGTCTATGAGGTTCGCTGTCGCCAATGCTATATCTTGAGGAGACATACTTGAACTTAATTTAGGTAGTTTATCTGCTGTCTCTTGCCAAGCCACGGAAAAAGCACTGTTTTTGCTTTTCACCTCGTCGAGAGCTGTCCTGTCAACCGCTTCCTCAACTTGAGCCTGAAGAGAATCAAACTCAGGAAACTCTTTGAATGGTTTATTGTTGATGTGAAGTTCATCAGCCAACTCTTCAAAGAACGCTTGGAACTTAACAGCTCCATCGTGTGTGCGAGCCATCATTCCGTAAAGACCGGGAGTTGGAGGTATTCCGCGAGCAGGGTCACCTTGAGTTCCAAACAACACTGCCCTAGCCTTTGTTTGAGACATGCCCGAAAGTTGTGCAAACCACGGAGACTCGCCTATCAATCCTTCTTGACCGGGACTCAACTCAGCATAAGCTTTCATGGCTCCAATCATGTTCTGCGTGTTGAGAGTCTCTGATTCATCCATGAGCGCACTTGCTAGTATAGGATTCTTAGCGGCCCTTAAGCGGTCTGTAGCTTGAATAAACCCTTTACCAACCTCACCTTCAGGGTCGAGCTTTTTCAACAGCATGAAATCACGCAAGGTTTTCTGAGCTAAGTCAGTCGCCTCTTCGCGAGACAGACTAGCGCCGTTGGGGTTGTCCGCTAAGCTCTCTATGAGTTCTTTGGTCTGCTGTCTGTGGTATTCATCATACTCTTCCGCGTAGGTAGCTCCGAGGAAACGCAAAGCTCGCGTAGAGTATAAAGGAGACTCGGTGTGCTCTCCGGGGTTGGCGCGTTCAACGCCAAGCTCCGCTTTGGCCAATTTGGCTTTTTGGCGTCGGACTTGTTCGTTCGCCTCCTCAATCATCTTTTCAACTTGCTCGTCGTTTGATTGAGACAACATGTAGTCAAACTCTGCGTTTCGCTTTCGAGTCTGAGCTTCGTCTAGCGCTATGGACTGTTGCTTGACGGTTTCATCAAGAATGTCTCCTTGAATCATAGCGCCCTTAAGATTAAGGTCAGCTTGTTTACTCGCGATTTCCTGTAGGTTAAGCTGGCTCTGTAAGCCTTGACCTTTTAGCTCGACTTGCTCTTTCTGCGCTTGGTAAGCGCTGAACTGACCTAAGATACCGCTTACTGTTCCCAACGAATTAGACAACCTACCTAGACTGGTTTGAGAAATTGGAAGAGGCTTTTGCACTCCAACTCCATAAGTCCCTGCTTGACGAACAGAAGAACGAAGAACGTGCTCCCGTTGCATTTCTTGAACCTGCTGTCTATCGTCGGTGCTGAGTAGAGCAGAAAGTGGGTTTTTCTTAGTTGCCATAGTGTATTATTGGGATGTGTTTTTGCTCTGGATTTTATAAAGGTCTCTCCGAGTGGACGTGACTCCAGTTTGAATTTGAGATGCTTTGTGCTGCGTGCGCATGTTCTTGACTTTCTCCTGATTAATTCTGTATTGTTTCTCTGCTGCCGTTTCTTGACCTCTCATGACTCCACGACTAAGATTAGCATTCTCTGTCTGCATGTCATAGAGTTTTCCTTGCTGGTAAGTGCCCATCATACTCTGGGCGGTCCCTAAGATTGTTCCTAAGTAATCAGGCTGAGCAATGGGTTGATTAATTCCAACCATGTTAGTGATATACTGCTCACCAGCGTTAGCAAGCCCCAGTCGGCGTGATGAGTCGTTTAAGCGAGCCTGTAAAGCCAGAGCGGCTTGATACTCCGCATTGCTTCTTTCGAGGTCTTGTAGACCAAGACCCACGGATGTTCCTGATACATTGACTGACTCAGCAGCGACGGTCCCGGTGGAGACTGATGCTTCAGATTCACGTTGAGCTTTAAGCGCTTCCTGAGCCATTGAAGTTTCTTCCTGACTCTGCTGCATACGCTCAGAGCGCATAGCCATCTGCTGTCTTTGCATCTCGCGAACAGAGGCTGCATCTTGAGCGGCTTCTTGCGCTTTTGCTTGTTGCTGCTGGGCTGAGATGGAAGCGACGCCTTGTGCAGCCGACATCGCCATTGTAGCCAATGTTATTGAACACATATTACTTAGTTATTTTGAATTTCCTGAAAAGTTCTTCTTTAATTTTTACGGGTTCTCCGAACTCCGCACCACACCATTTAAGCCATTTGATGCACACAAGGTTATCCGAGTGTATCCAATTAGACACAGAACCATAATGACTCGCTAAAGACCAGACCCATTTCCTACAGTGCTTTAGAAAGTCTTTTGCGTATCGTTCCACTTCATTAGTCCCTAACATCCAGATGAAAGGCTCATGGCCTTCTCCCGCTCCGAACATAGCCATGACTTTGTTATCCTTGGTCATGACGGTAAAGCTCATGTCGCTGGCGTTCATGGACGACTCAACAGCTTTTGATGGCGATGCGCCGATACAAAAGCATTCAAGTTTGTCCATTTCCCTCATACCCTCAGTAAGCTCTTTAGCGTGCTCTTTGGTGGCGATGAGAATGGTATGTCCTTCCGGTGTTGTTTCTACTACACTAGGCATAGCGTCTGGAGCGATGATGAATGAACGACTCAAACTCTCCACTTTGGAAGTTAGAAGGCATGGCCGAAGAGTTCTCAATGGTAATGGTGGTGTGTTCAGGGTCTGAGAACACAGGGAACCGGAAGCTGCCCGACTCTAGAACCGCAGAGCCCTCTATGGTCTGCTGAACGACAGAAGCGTTGAACTCCGCCGTTGTGGTGTCTCTTAGTTGAGGCGTGACTTTGACTTCAAAGTGAGATGTGTCCTCGAAAAATAACGTCCCTCCACGCACTCGCATTTTACCAGCGGTGCGTGTCATGTTCTGCCCGGACTGTGCTTTGAACAACAACTTAGAGAAAGTATACTTCATGGTGTATTTAACACCAGCATAGAGTGGCTCAGTGTCGGTAGACAACCCTCCGCTTACGATGTTGTTTTTGAAGGTGACAATAGTCTGATGACCGCTTGGAGTGGCGACTAGGTTCTGAAGAAGAAGACCATCTTTGGTGTAGACTTGTAACTCCTCGTCGTCCTTAAGCAAGTAGGGTAAAGTAAACGTCGGAACAGCTATAGTCGCATCGAGCGTTACAGCAACGCGCCTGTCTAGGTGAGTGTTGTATCCTTCAGGGTCTCGATACTTGTTACCCATGGGTATCTTAAGTAGATGCGTCTGGTTTGTGTCTGAGATAGACTGAACAATATACAACTCAGATTCGATAAACGTAAGACCCCTGATACCACCACCGCTTACGGTGAACTTACCCCAAGAGCTAAGAACTTTCTCATTCCCCTTGAAGAAGTATTTGTAGATGTAGACGTCGTTGCCGTCAGTGGTTGCCATCAGGCTTTCCGCGCTGGACCCGGAAAGAGCCACAAGCCCTCCTCCGCTAGCCTTGGGGATATACTGAGGAACGTGAGCTGTAATTTCGTTTGCGTCAAAGTTGTCGGTATTCGCATTTACGGTGAACTCACGGATTCCCATGAATCCTCCGCGAACGAACGGGAAGTAAATATACGAACCAAGACCAACCGGGTCTACTGACTTGTCGTATTCGTATTCTGTAATCTGGTTGAACGAGACAGTCTTTGGTGTCAGCAGGTCTCCACCCCGGAGAACAAACTGACTGAAGTCTGAGAACAATATCAAGTTATCTTGGAACGAGATAGCAGCCCTAAGCTTGGTCACCTTGTCAGACGAGATGGTGGCGTCGATTGGGTCTCCGTCCAGTAGAGATGTAACTGAAGTCCGGTAGAAGTTGTATCGTTGTAAATCCAACTCACCGTCGTAACCCCCGAACTTAACTTCGCTCATAGAAACAGATGAGCCGGATAAGAAACCTAAACGGCTCTTAAACTGGAACACTCGTTGGATGGAGGTTCCGATAAAGGAAGGGTCAGGGTTTGTCACTTCGTCCCCAGCGTCTAGCTTATCCAGAGGCATGTGGTTAAGCTCAAATTTGTCTACGGCGGTGCTCTTGAGAATCAAGGGCATTGTATTAGAATCTATGCGGTCGCTTACGTTGCCTCCGCTGGTTTCAAACCAACCACCATCTCCAACAGAGCCGTCTGCCAAGGATGGGGTGTGTCCATTAACCAAGAACTGAACATACCTGTCGTCTTCAGAGGCATCTACGTCGCCTTGAACGGCAATCTTAAACCTGTGGGTAGCGGTGCTAGGTAGGTCAGCTAGGTTAGGGATTGATTTATACGCAACTCCGAGTCCTTCTCCAGCCATTGAGTCATCTACTTGAATAGTGAAGTCAGCAGGTCCGGTAATAACACCTACTTGGTTACCTTTGAGACTTACAGTGAACGATGTATCTGACGCCAAAGAGAGATGTGCTAGGTAATTAGGATTAGCCGTAGCGATTGAAGCTGTGTTAAGCTCCGTAGTGACATACGAAGTGATTACATGATTAAGAGGTTTGTCATATCGCTTTGTCTCCGCTGTTGAGTTAGCGTCTGTAATTCCGCGAGGACCAGCGCTGTCCGTAGACTCCCCCTCAAACAGATTTCTTATAATGAAATCCGAGTCAGATTCATGAGCGGTGTTGTAGAAGGTTCCTCCGCTTCCTCCTCCGCTTCCTGCGGTTTTTTTCTGCGAAGGCCCAGAGTGAGTCCAGTTCTCATAAACAGTCCCACCAGAGGTTGTAATAGACAACCCGTATTTCCTGTCGTAGTCACCCTGCTTAACAAACACCAAAGCATCCGAACTAACAGGAGCACTCGTTGTAGAATCTTTAGTTACCTTCTTCTTGGTATTCAAGACGTAGGTGAAGTCACCAGTAGTGAACAGCTTTAGGTCGTCCACGGGGACTGTGGGCGTCGAGTCGTCAACGCCATGAGTAAGGTAGTTACGAGTTTCGAGAATTAGCTCTGCGTTATCTGCGTTGTCTACAGTGTATTCAACTGTGTTTTGGTAAGAGCCAGTCCCAGAGCCGTATAGTGTAACGTCACCGTCAAACCTGAGTCGCTTCTTGTCAGTGTCGGTAGCGATGTCGTGAATGTCGTATAAGGTAGTTCCTTTGTTTAGACCTCCGGTGATTCTGAGTTTACCCAACCGGGTGCTCTCAGAGCTTAGAACTGTAACGGGAGATTTCTGAGTAAGGGTGATTTCTTTCTTGCCGATGTAATCAGTAGTAAACGATTCAACCACCCCGGTATAGCGCTCTGTGATTGACGCTTGCTGTCCTGTAGAGAGGTTAAAGGCTGCGATAGACTTAGTTGAGGAGGTTTTGTTCTTAATAATAACCACATACCTCTCGTCTTGGTCTCGTTCGATGAAGTGAATTTTAGCGTTCGCGTCGAGAGACGCTGCGTTTAGTAACGTGACGATATGCTGACAACCCGGTCGCTTTTGGAGACCGTCCACGATGCTTGGCAGAGCGTTCTCCTGTTCCTCACACTGACCAGCAAACCGAATAGCGTCTGGCTGCTGTGAGACCCCTTGAATGAGGTTACTTACCGAGGTGTTGATTAAGGCCATTAGTAGATATTAGGGTTGCGGTGGACGCCCACACGTCGGGCTACGTCCTCGCTGTCAAAGATGGTTCTGTCAGATGATTGAGCGTCTAGCTCCAGCAAACGAGCACGGGCTTGCATTTCATCCAACGCAATTAACGATTGAAGTTCTGTGCTTCCAATGATGCGACTTTGGAACACACGGGAGGCTCTAAGGGTAATGTAGCGTCTGGCTACTTCCACAAGCTCGTCCCATGATAGTTGAACGGTGAGGTCAACTTTGAAGGTTTCGCTGAAGATGTCCGTTTGGTTTTTACGGTCATACAAATACAACCCACGCTGAACAACGTCGCGTGTCTTGTCTACCGCATCAACGAAAAGAGTTTCATCCGGCAACCTAAGTTTCCCGGTGTCCTCCTTGATGGGCTCGTAGTCCGTAATGGTGTTGAAGTGCCACTCTTCGGTTTGCACTTCCTTTGAGACTTCGCGTAGAGCGGTCAAGGCGGTGCTGGCAGAAATTGGTAGTGCTGCTGTGTCGGCAAGCGTGTTTACGGGTGCTTCACCAATATGCCCAAGCATTTGGTTTACACTTTCTAGTTCAGTAGTTAGAGCCATTTGTTTATTTTAAGTTAGCAACGCCAGCGTTTAAGAGCGAGCGCTTTTCTTGTAGGGCGACCTTTTTTGTCTTTCATAGGTCCTTTGACGCCCGACATGCGAGCACAGAATGAACGCTTACGAGCAGCCTTCTTTCCTTTAGGGTTTTTCTCCGTGACCGGAGCTTTGAGATTAGAGCCCGTTTTGCGGTTATAATGGTCGCGTCCCTTTTTGGTGAGACCGCCTTTCTTAGACTTATGCTCTATCCGCAAGTTTACTCTTTTCTTCATAGGAAAAAAAGGGGCCTCCAAAGACTGTTCTAAGGAGGCCCCTAGGGGGTATGTATTAAACAACGCTCACAGCGCCTTCAGGACGAAGGATGCCATGACCCATTGCGTATTTGGCAAGCATGAGGGTAGCTTGCTTAGGAATGGAGTATTCCGATTCCACAGCGAGGTCCATAAGCTTGACAGTTCCGATAGCGGACTTGTGACCAGCAACGAACTTAAGAACGTCGAGACCAGCGTCAAGATAGCCTTTACCAGCCGAAGCGCCGTCAGCGTCATCGAACGGGTTGTTCTTGGCGTTGGAGTCATCAGCGGTCGTATCGTTCGTGGTGATGTCAGACAAGTGAGTCGAGCTGAAGATTTTCAGTCCAACAAGCTCCAACACCTTACCAGAAGCAATGCTACCAGCGCCGCTGAAATCGCGGTTGATGGCTGCGTTATCACTACCTGCGAGGAGGTAGTAAAGCTCAGGCGTCAGGACAACGAAGCGGTCTTCAGACGGGATGTCTTGCTCGTCCAGCTTCTGCGCGATGAGGCGGAAGGTCTGGATGAGGTTACCAGCAGTGCTAAGGTCCGCAGGAGCACCAGTGGTGCTTCCCAAGGTAATCTTGATACCGTTTCCAGCATCAGGGTTAGCTTGTGCAGAAGCAGCCACTTGAGAGGCAGCAACGAGAGTTCGCATAGTAGCGAGGTCGAAGCGCTTAGAAAGCGCACGTCCCAATTCGGTCGAATAGGCAGAACGAACGTCGTAGTGATTTTTTAGTTCGTCGATGTTAGCGATGGACGTAGCAGCAATCAGCACATCATCAATGTTGATTACGCGCTCTTTGTGGTTAAGCGCCGAAGCATACTTGTCGCCGTTAGTGCCAGCTTCAAATACGTCGTCACCGGGGGTGTGATACTTAGCAGTTGCTTTGCCCATAGTGGGGAACTGCGCCGACTTACCACTCGAAATAGTCCGAACGGTATGGAGGTCTTTCATCACGTTAGTTTCTTCAAACGTGGTGAGGACTTCGTTAGCAAATACTTTTAGGAACAAAGCGTCCTTGTCTCCAGTGAGATTGCTTTGTCCAAGTCTTGAGGGGGTAATAGCTCCATCAGCCATAATATAATTTTGTTAGGTTAGTTTGGTTTGTTTTAGGTTTTTCAGGTCGGTCAATGCGTCGTTCACTCAACAGCGTTATCCTTTCGGGCACTCTGGTTACTTGTATGCTTATCCAACAGGAAATCGTAGATACCGTCAGCTAGGTGTTGACCCAGCTTGGTCGGTTTGGAGAACAAGATGTAGTCTTTCTTGTCGTCTCCGAAAAATGGTTCGCAAAGAACAGCAGGAAGGGCATCATTTTTCATGAAGCTGAATCCTCTGTCGGCTGCTCTGGCTGCTTTGACTCCTCTGTTTCGGTTACCGTAAGCAGCGATAATAGATGTTTGAATGTGTTGTGCTAGTTTACGTCCTTCAGGAGAACCGTAACGATACCAAGTCTCGCAACCTCGGACAGTAGGAACACCAGAGGCGTTGAAGTGAAGCTCTACGGCTAACGTGGCTCCGTCTAGCTTGAGCTTCTTTCGGATGTATGCCATCGCGGTGCGGTAGGTTCGCCCTTCGTAGGTCGAGTAAAGAACCGAACGCACACCTTTATCTTGAAGGGTTTTTTTAAGCGCCTTCCCGGCTTCTAGGTTGTAGCTCCATTCGTCAACCGTGCCGTCGTAATTGACTGCACCTTTGTCACCCGGACGGGAATGACCAATACAAATACCTACAAGCTCACCTCGCTTCAAGCTTCGCGGCGTATCTGAGCAGCTCTGCGATGGTTTGTTTCTCTTCAGGCGAGAAAGAATGTTCTTCAAGTATTGAAATAAAGTATGGAATTTCACTTTTACTTAGAGTTGTGCAACCAGTCGTCGATACGCTTATCCATGCGACGATGGCGATTCTTTTTATACGACTTAGTATACTCATCCTTTACTTTGAAAAAGACGTCGGCAATCTTAGGAAACGCAAGCATGAGCGAGACCAGCAGCTTAATCATTCTTTGAGGCTGGTTTAGCCTTTCCGATGTTTAGCGCTAGCCAGCTAACAACTTTGTTTGCTCGGGCAATCCAAGCGTTAGCACTGTCGTTAGGAATAAGAGTAGCCAGAATACTCGCTACGGATACAACACCCGTAAGGAGTTGAATGACCGTTTCTTTGTTGGTGATTAACCAGTTGATTACTTCTGTCATGGTTTATATGGGTTATAGGTTGGAAAGTGCGAGTTTGCGCTCCACTTCGGCTCGGTAAGCTGGGTCTACTTCGTAGCGCTTACGCCCTGTGGCGTCGCGTTCCGACATTGCTGCCATGACTTGTGCACGGCTTTCAAAGGCTGAGACGCCAGAACCTGCTGTCTTGCCCTGTGCGAGCGTAGGCGAGACGCCATTGGCTTCTTCGTATTTACCCTTGAGCCAATCAATAGCAAGCTCGGCTTGTTCGTCGCTTCCTGTTTCTAGGGCTTGGTTGTAAGCGTTGAGCTGCTTTTCGCTCATGTTATCCGAGGCCCACTCAGAAATCTTGTCATAAGACTCGCGACCACCAGCCGCCGCTAGAAGAGACTCCTCGCCTGACTTTTGGAGAGCAGATTGTCCTTCGATGTAAGAATCAACCAACTCCTTACTAAGACCAACCTCTTGCAGTTTTGCGTAGGTGTCGTCCGTGAGACCACCGTTTTCAAAGAACTCCACAGAAGCGTTAGTAATAGCGTCATTCTGGGTAGGCTGTTCCTCAGTTGGTTTTTCGGTAGGTGGGAGGTCTTCTTCGCTTTCCTCCTCCGAAGACTTACCCAAGCGTGTCTCTAGGTTGTTGTAGGCGTTTGCTAAGTCTTCTGGAGACTTAAACTTATCAGGAAGCCACTCTGGGCGGTCCTGTGACTGCTCTTCTTGTTCTTCAATCTTAGCAGCTTCTTCTTCTAAGGTGACCTGCTCTGAGGCGGTCTTGTCGTTGATTACATGTGATTCACTCATGGCTTACGGTTGTTGTTGTGATTCTTCCGGGGGAGCTTCTTCAGGCGGGGCTGCTGCTGCGTCTCGGGCAATGTTGCCTAGAGCAGCGACTCCTTGTGGAGCAGCTTTAGAAGCCATCTCCATCATTTGAGCTTGTTGCATCTCTTGTTGCATCTCTTCCTGAGTCTTAATCAACCCAGCAGTCTTGATGCCTAAACTGGTAGCTCTACGCTTAAAGTATTCATCAACCTTAACGAACTGTCCGATAGCTTGAGGACCTACGACTTGCGCAGCACCAGCCAAGAACATATCCAACTTTTGAAGGTCGTTACCTCGTCCAAGAGCCTCAACACCCGTAATGATTACAGGCTTGACCAAGTCTTTAGGAAGCTTAGGAAGACGCTTGTCTTCGGTCATTAGGCCCATGACCCGGTTGACCATAGGAAGCTGTAGCTCGTTACTTAACAGAGAGTAGAGACCACCTAACGATGACTCAAGCTCCAGAGTTAGCATACGAATTTCCTCGGCTGTTACACGCTCTGCGTTGCGGACAACACCTGACGTAAGAAGGAAGGCTTGTCCTAATCGTTCCTTAATTGTGTTAGCGGTGTCAGAAGCAATTCTAAAATCATTGAACTTGTCCAGTTGAAGGACGGAGACGTCTTGAGCGTTGCCCTGTGTGATTGCTCCGTTGGGGCTTTCAGCGAGAGTCTTAGCCCTCGTCGTGCCGTTAGGATTCACTAAGAACAGAACCTTAGCAGCAGCAGCGGAGCCTTCAACGATAGCTTGAGTAAGTGTCTCTAGGCTGATAAGGTCTCCGAGATATTCTTCTACATATCCCCGCCCATAATCTTCCCCATCAATCTTAGAGAAACGAAGGGGAATGTAGGGTAGTTTGTCCTTGGGGAAAGAACCCATAGAACTCTCAATGACGTTACCTTTAATCTCTTGGTGGACATACCACTTATCGTCAACCAACTCCACACAAGTAAACAAATCACAGTTTTTGCCTGTGGTTTCTCCTTCTAGGTAACCTGCTGCTGCCTTGAGTTCGTCGTTGAGGGTATTGTAGTTTAGAGTCTCCCGAGTGATGATTTTCAGAGGGTTTCCCATAGGGTCCCTGCTGATTACATAGCGGTCCAAGTGGAAGACCCTTAGTCCTCCCTCTGGTGGGATATACAGGAGCGAGTTACCTGTGATGATTAGGTTCTTAAGAGCCTCATGAACGCCAACCCGGTAGGATTGACGACTAATCTCTTCCATCACGGAGTCTTCTACGCTTTGTAGCGCTGACTCCATCTCTGTGATGATTTCTTGAGTAGCCCCTTCAGCGCGGAGCTTAGCTTGGTCGAAGTTGAGGCGGAAAAAAGGGGCATTGGGAGCGAGTAAGGCTAGTAGTAGTTTAGATGCTAAGTTGTTGACTCCTCTTGCTCCAATGCCCTGAAATGGTGTATATAGCCGTGAGTGTGAATTATGCCCATCTTCGGGCATTACATAAGGTAAAGTTAGTTTAGACGCTTCTCTCGCCCTGTCGATGAAAGGCTGGCGTTCGCTTTCTAGCGCGTTATAGCGTGATTCTGCGGAAGTGTTCATTCAATAGGAATGTCTGGGTTAATTAAAGAGTCAGGGTCGATTTCAACGCGAGAATCTAGTCCTCCAAGAAGGGCGACCAGTTGGTCGAACTCAGGAAAGTCGCGGGGTGTTAATCCGTTACGCAGCGGGGTGCTAAGAACCTCATCACCAGCAGGGATAAACATCTGACCTTTGTTGTCTCCGCTATAGATTGGCTCCGCTCCTGTAGTCCAGTAATAGTGCTGCCCACGGCTTAATTGAGCATCGCGAATACCATCAGTGACGGTAGAGGCGGTTTCGGGTGTAGTAACAAATCCAATCATAATGTTAATCCTGAGCAAGTTTCCCAAAGGTTTTTCACGGCGAGCGTGTAGGCTGCGCGTTCAGTGGCATCTAGTCCCTCACTAATTGCTAAGGCTCCCGCTTTTGATGTGGTCGCTTGTCCCACGGCTCCTGTGGAACCATTGGCAGACCCGTATCCCGTAATAGGAAAGTTGTTGTTATAGGTTCCCGTTAGTGAACCTGTTGTTGTGTCATCGTCAAAAACTGATGCGGTGCGTCTACTCAGGGTTGTTCCCCCTCCTTTACGGTTAGATAGGAGAACACCATGAGAACCAAATGTGGGAAGCGTGGATTCGTCAACTCCTAACCATACAGCTTTTGGCAGAAGTGAGCTACTACCTGTATTAATACGAACACTATTAGCGGTAACTGAACCGGAACCAATAATGGTTTTGTTACTCGCGTTAATGGCTCGGTCTCTCGGAGGAACATCATCGTAGGCAAGAGCCATTAGACAAGCATCCTCGGTGGTCAGGTCATCCAGAAGTTTGTATCCGGTGTTGAACCTGTTCGCAGACGAGGCAGCGGACGGGTGGGCGTATCCAGTGGTGTGCGTGAACGAGCCTTCAAATGTTCCGCTAGTCGAACTAACAAGGCATCGAGCGTTTGGCGCGGCTGCACCCCAGATAGGGAAATAAAACCTCTTTAGTTTTGAATACCACCCATCACTCTTACCAGTGACGTAGAACGTATCAATCGCTGTTTTTTGTGCGTCCGAAACGCTCACACCGTCGCCCTCAAGTAGAGCTATGTAAGCATTCGCGTCGGGGTCCCCGCTGCTGCTTCCTGTAAGACTAGATTCTATAGGTCTAGCAACAGCAGTTGTAAGCGGAGCGGTAAGGGAACCCTTCGGGAACTGAAACATGATTAGTAAGCTTTGTTTTCGACAACAGGTTTTACTTCGATAACGACAACAAGGTCTGCTCCCTCACTTACCGCGTCGATGCTAACCCGGACTTTAGAGGCAGAGGTGGTGAAAAGAACTGCTCCGTTGGCTGTGAAAGAAGCGTCAGAACCGATGTCAACCCAAGTGTCTCCGATTTTATGCTGTAGTTTAACTGTCCGACTTTGGAAGTTACTTCCTGCAACAGCAAACATTCCTGTAGAACCGTTCCAGTCAACTTCAGTGTTTGTCCCCTGTGCGGGGTTTGTGATTGTTTTTCCGTAATAACTCATAGTTTTTAATAAGGTGATGCTCCGCTTCCAGCCGAACCCGTGTTAGGAGTCGTCCTGTTGATAAGAAGAGAGCGTTGTCCTCCGCGACGTTGAGACGCCTTGCGTGTCTTACGCGCAGCAGAATCTATTTTCGTGACCTTTTTCATTGGTCTTGGTGGAGGTGTTGGAGAAGGAGGTGGAGGAGGCGGGGTAGGAGTCGAGCCTAGACACATGGTTTATAGGAGTTGATGTTATTTATCTGGAATGGATGTTAGCGCGTTTTCACGTTGTTCTTTATGTTTGAAAGAAAGAAAATGAATTACCGAACGCTGACCCGCGTGGTAGTCCATATCCCTTAAGTTGTAATCAAGACCTAAGTCTCTCATAGGGAACTGAGCCTTCAAAGCTTTGAGTAATTCATCGCTAATTGGCGGAATTTGGTTTTCCTGTTTCATATATACCTAATCTTACGGTAGCTTGTTTCTGTCGTCTTGTAGAGTTCCGCAATGAGCGGCGTCCAAAAGGATGTTTGCTGAGCAAATAACGTGGGCTAAATGGCTTCTACCAGACTCATCGTCTAGGTCTTCTCCGTCTCTCCATTTGTTCAGGTGACGCATAATAGCAGCAACGTAAGTCGTAGCGCAAACGCCTGTGTCCCTCCAGTTGTAAGGGCCATACTTCTCGGCTCCAAGCTTGTGCGCCCATGCAGTTTCTTCAAGCGCTGACGGGGGAAGCAGGTGCATGGGAGTCTTCAAAGCACCTGCGGCTCCTTTAGGGTCGTTCACTTCGCTGGCGTCCATAGCGTTATCTCTTTTGTTTTTGCGTTGAAGTCTTTGTCGTGAAGGATGTAGGCCAGTCTCGCGTTGAGCAAAGCGTCCTCCTCGGTCTGCCCTGCCTTTTCGTAAGCTGCTACCACGGTATCCCATGTATAACCGTCCTTGTCGAGTAGTTTTTTAGCCCCGATAACACCAACACCCTTAGCCCCTTTGTAGCCGTCAGCGGAGTCCCCAGCTAGTGCTTGGATTAAATGGAACCTACGCGCCGCTTCCGGTGAGGTTGTTTTAGTCTCATCCTTGAGCGGGTTATACCAAGTAATCGGTAGGGTTTCAAAGTCCTTGTCACCTGAGACCGCGATGGTTTTCTCAGGTTCTCTGGTTGCCAGTATACCAATCAAATCATCAGCTTCTAGGTTAGGCTCAGAGATACCCTTGTAGTCCTCAGTGACCCATCCGATTAGCCACTTGAGACCGACAGGCTTGCGCTTGTCTCTCCTGTTAGCTTTGTAGTCAGGCCATAGGTCGTAGCGGTAGTTGGTCGATGTGGAGAACACCGGGACAATGTCGCTTGATTGCAGTGTCTCCGATAGGTTCGACATGAACGCCTTAACCTCCCGCTTCATGTCGCTCTCCTTGCAGGTAAGGGTCCAAGTGTCCTCGTCCCATTTAGTCTCAACCTCGCTAGCGAAAGCCGCCCGGTAGGCCAGCATGTCAGCGTCTAGTAGTATTTTCTTCATGTTAGTGAGTCTCCTTCCAGTTAGCGCCCACCTTGTATTCTCCGTCAAGAGGACACTGGACGTTCAACACCTCGCCAGCTTTCTTGATGCTGTCCACAAACAACTGACCAAGCTCGTCGGCTTTGTCAGGGTCGCAAGAAAACTGAACCTCATCGTGGACGTTACCGTGCATCTCGTAGTCCTCGTCGTTGGCACTCTCAGCAAACAACACCAACGCCTTCTTCATGATGACGGCTGCGGCTGATTGACATACGAGGTTCAATGCGGAGAACGCCTTGCGTGCTGGTATGACGCGACCGTCAAGACCCTTGATGGTGGCGCTGCGTGTCACTGACTGCTCGATGGCTTTCATCAGAGAGGCAACGGCGGGAATCTTGGCGAGGAACTGCTCCTTCAGAGTTCTACCTTCGCGTTCTCCACCGTCCACAATCGCACCAATGGCTGCATCACCAGCGCCGTATAACCACATGTATATGAATTTTTTCGCTTCGTCGCGAGTAGACAATCCAGCGGCTTCTTGGTTCGCGGTGTGGATGTCACCCTCGACAATCGTCTTGGCGTAGCTTCCTTCATCCCAATTAGATAAGTAGTGGGCTAATACTCGCAACTCGATTCCCGAAGCGTCAGCTCCAACTAGAACCTTGTTGTCTGGAGCCTTGAATAACTCACGGCACTCACCTCCGTATGGGGCTCTGGTGGCGGGTATCTGTCCCAAGTTCGGTTTGTAGTGAGAGCAGCGACCGGAGTAAGCTCCTAGCGTATCTACGTTGCCGTGGATACGACCGTTACGCACCATGGTCATCCAAGCGTTTTTACCTTCCGCAAGCGCTCCTAGTCTCTTCTGGACGAGGAGGTATTCCAGTAGCTTGAGCGCTGCTGGCGTCCCTATGTCCTTGAGAACCGCTTCGTTGATTGCTGGGCGCTTGCCTTCGTAGGCTGCTGGTTTCCACCCCTGCTCGATGAGACGCGCTGCGATTTGGTCGCGTGAACCGGGATTAAAAGGAATGGTCTTGGTCTTGTTGGCTAACTTGGTTGCACCGTTGACTAGAGACTGCTTAAGACCTGCTTCTTTGAGCACTGTCTTGAGCTTAGTTTTGGTGGGCGCTGTGTAGGTTTTATCTTCCACAGAAACAGACCAGCCAATAGGCGACTTGGTCTCCTTCACTGTCGGCTTGAAAAGCTCTTGAAGCTCGTCGCTCAACTCCACACGGCGAGTCATAAGCTTCGCTGTGAGAGCTTTGGCTTTCTCTTCGTCAAACGGAAAACCGTTGCTGACTTGCTTTTGAATCTCCTGAGCAAACTGGTGCTCAAGCAACAAAGCGTTTTTACTTGGTGCGAGCTTTTGTAAGTGCTCGTAAAGCTTAGCGGTCACCCTTACGTCTTGCTCACAGTAGTCCTGCATTTCCTGAGACCACTTAGTCCAGTCCTCGGTTTCGCCGTGGCTGTCCTTGTGAATACCCAAGCGCATACCCCAGCACTTCAGCGAGTGACTACCTGCGTATCTAATCTCAACACTCTTCTCTCTGAAGTCGTGGTTCTTTAGGTCTGGGTAAACACACTTGGCCATAATCTTTGTGTCGATTACAAAGGGTGGGTCCAGAGAAAGCTCACCGCCCACGTCCATCTTCAACAGCGCTGGCCAATCAAACCCGATGGAGTTGTGGCCGATGACGATGTCAGCCGCGCCAATTATACTCATGGCGTTTGTAATCTCTCCCGGCGTCTGGCTGTTGTAGGAGTGCATCTGGCCAGTCTCTAAGTCCATCATGCTAATGCAATGGATGGTCTCTAGGTCTGTTAGATTCTCCCAATCTTCGATTGCGTTGGTTTCTATGTCTAATACTATTTTCTTCATGGTGTGTTCGTGTTGGTTATCAGTTCGTGTGTTCTTAGTAATACGCCTTTGGAGGTGTTGTTATCGCCCCCGCGCTTTTCTCTTTCAGTTCCTTTTAGCGGTTCAACAAGCTTTTTAAGTTCTTCAGCCGAAAGGATGACATAACGGTCCTCCAGAACGAAGCACCAAAAGTCAGCTTCTGATTTGGCAATACCAGACGGCTTGCCCCTTGATTCAAACTCGACAAATACATTGCCAGTAGTCTTTGCTTTGAGGTCACGTTTGACTTCGATGGTTTTGTTTTCGAGGATGTCAGCGAGAGCTTGCTCTGCCACTTGTCCGACTTTGAGGTCATACTTAAAGTTGCTGTTGTATTCCATAAATTAACTGAACGGTGTTTGCTCGGTCTCAACCGGGTCTGCTGCTATTTCTTCTTCTGTGAGGCGTCCAGTGATATGACTAAAGCGCAGCGTGACGGCTAGACCAGTGTCACCACTGAAGCGGTTCTTCAACACTCGCACGTTGGTTATGTTGCGAGCCTCGGCGTCCTGTTGGTCGCGCTCCAGTCCTAAAACCATGTCACTTAGTTGAGCTATGGCAGCACTTCCACGAAGTTGAGCCAAGGTGGTCTCCGCTCCGTTCTCATGGCCTCGTCCCTCTGGTCGCTTGAGGTGACTAACAAGGACAAGACCAATACCACACTCTTCAACAAGAGCGCGAAGCTTGGTCATTGTGTTGTCGATGAGCCTCCGCTCGTCCCCGCCGTCGAGACCTGAAACAACGATACTTAAATGGTCAAGAACGAGGTATTGAACACCAAGCGCTTTAGCCATGTATCGGATGTGATTGAGTAGGTTGTCCGAGTCAAGGCTACCCCAATGGTCGTAGAAGAAAACTCGTCCACTACCTACCGTGTTGTCGAATGCGCTCCTGTAGTCATCGTCCACCTTAATAGGCTCAAGGTGCAAAAGCTTGTTCATCTCCAGTCCGATGATGGAGTTAGCGGTCCTTTCGATGGACTCCTCAAGAGCTATGTAACCAATCTTTTTGTTGGTGTGCTTGAGGAGGTGGTGAGCAAGCTCTTTGGCAACAGCGCTCTTACCGATACCAGAGCCAGCGCATAGCGTAACAATCTCTCCCAAGCGTAGACCATGTGTCTTGTCGTTTAGACCGTCCCAAGGATACGGGACGCTGTCGTTTACTTTACTGGTTGTAAGTCGGTCAAACAGCTCAGCCCCGTCCATGATAGTGTCAGGTCTCCAGACTTTAGCTTGCCAGTATGCGTCAACGATTTCTCGGCTGCGTCCTTCCATGAGCAGCTCGTTAGGGTCTTTCATGGTAAGGCGAGCAATCTTACAAGTCCCAGCGGGTAAGACATGGCTACAAGCTTCAGCAGCAGCGTTACCCGGTTCGTCGTTGTCGAACATGAGGATGACCTCATCGAACTTCTCAAGCCACTTCATCTGTTTCTGAAAGACGCGCTTGGCTCCTTGTGCTCCGCTCGGTAGACTGACCACAGGCCACTTACCTTCCCCTACTACCTGAGCTACCGTTAGGCAATCAATCTCTCCCTCTGTAATGGTGAGACGTTTACCTCCGTTGGGCCAAAGGTGCTGGCCCCAGAAATAGGTAGGACTACCAATGGAGGTGAAGTCCTTGCCCTCGAAACGAACCTTTTGACTTACGATGGTTCTCTCGGGGTTGCGGTAGGTTGCTACATGGCATGGTTTACCATTGTGTTCACCGATGCGGTAATCATACCGCTGACAGACGTCTTTGTGTAGACCTCTGTTTGGGAGAGCCATGACGTCTCCTTGTATGAACTGTGGTGTATCTCTATGTTGTTCTGTCTGCTGCATTTGTGTGTTCTGTTCTTTGTTGTGTTGGCTGTTACGGCTCGGTGTAAACGTGCCGCATACGAAGCATTTTGAGCTGCCGTCTTCGTTGACGGCGAGGCCGTCGCTGCTGCCGCACTCTTCGCACGGCAAGTGTGTGTTTATGAAACCCATTCTTCTGGTATTACTTTTTCGCACCATTGAAACCCATGCTTTTCGCACCAGTCGCTATAGCTCGTTTTGCTTTTTTTGTTGAGCTTGTTTTTAGCGTTCTGGAAACAAAAACGTATATCTAGGGTTGGATTAGATTCACGGACTTTTAGGTGCTTTGTCCGGTCTGCTGAAGTGAAATAACCCTTAACTTCAATCAACACCCCATTATCGAGGATGAAGTCGGGTGTGTAGTGTCGAACTACGGTGTAGCTGAACCTCTCCGTCTCGTAGGAGAAGCTGACGCCTCGCTTTTCCAAGCCAAGCGCCAACCTTTCCTCGAAACGTGAGCGGTAACCGTTAGAACGGTGCGACCGGGTCTTGTGTCTCCAAGGCATCATTCAAGTTTTCTCCTTGAGAAGTATAGCCATCAGCCTCGGCACTGAAGGAAGAACCTCCTCCACCTCCGTATTCAACCAACTCCAAGACCTGAGCCTCTTTGAGTCGGAGAGTGTAACCCCAGCCTTGCGATGAAACAAACCAAGGACTGAAAATAACACTCATACGAATACGAGAACCTGAACCAATCTTAGGTTTGTTGTCGATGATTTTGACTTGGCTGTCGTAGAGAGGAATATTGAATTCGATGGTCTCTCCTTTGCGGGTGGTAACCTTAGCTTTCTGTTTGGCTAGGATTTCGTAGTCACCATCTTGGGTGATACGCACAGGGCAGCTAGTTGCTTTTCGCACCTCTTTTCCTTGTGCTGTGCATTCAGCGGCGTAGGCGGCGTCAGCCATCTTATCCACTTTAGCTTTGAACTCTGCGAACTCCTCTTTGGTTACATGGAGCTTACAGGTATAAACCCCTGCTTCATCGAAGGCTGTGTCAGGTTCTACCAACTTAGGGTAGACTGCGGTTCCGATGGGGGTGACTAACTTATTTACGTCTTTACTCATTTTGTAGTAGTTGTGTTTGGTTTTAACTGAAGAGATACTGACTATGTTTGACCGTAGTTGGGTCGAATGTTCCATACTCAGGTAACTCAGGGTATTCTAACTCTGTGTCAGAACGCCGCAAGGTATTGTCGAAATCTCGAAGGAGGTCAACACTAAAAATTTCGGAAGCCGCTTTTCTTATCGAATCTGCGAGTTCTTGAGAGCGTGTTGAGTGGGTCCCAAAGGAGTCGTGAATACACGCAAAGTCGTAGATACCCAGTGAGTTAGCGTAAACCACAGTCCGGGTCAAAATGGACGCATCAAGGGAGTGAACAAAATTTGGAGAAATTCCTTGTTTTGCTCTTGCCACACTTAGTTCGTCGGTGCTGTCTCGGAAGTTTACCCACGTTGCCTCCCCTGCAATCTTGGTTGAAACTGACTTCGATGTTTGCTTGGTGTAGTGCTGCAACACCGGGAAACCTGAAGGGCTTGTCCACTTCACGTCCTTCCCGGCTCGCGTCAATACTTTAGCTACTCCTTGTAGGTATTGCATACACTTGGTCGGCTTATCAAACACGTCCTGAATGGCTCTCCAAATAAACTTAGAAAGGTAGCCAGTGACCTTGAAGCGCTCGGATTCGCTGAAGGGATTGTCGGCGTGTTCTTTTCGTAATCTGTCCTGATACCATTCGTCAATGTAGGCGCGACATGAGTAGAATGTGCCTCCATACGGATATACCATGGTGGGTCGCTTTGTGGCTTTTCTGTCAACGCCAAAAGACAACCATTTACGAGCTATTACATTACCAGAATCAGCGTCTTTTTGTAGTTGACTAACAGCTCTCGCAGCGATGACCGCATAGATGTCCTGTGGAGCTGGAGTAGGCGCTGCGTTGGTGGCGTATGCTGTCTCTTCACATTGTGTTAGACAAGCGAGTAGCTGTAAGCCGTTGTTGGTAGCATCCTGAGCGCATGGTAGTTTGGTTTTTACTTTCCCGGTGCGTGCGTATTCAGCCCATTCAAAGCACCACGCGAGGTGTTGCCAAGGACTGTCGGCGTCTTTCCAAGAGAGATGTTTGGTGGGGTCGGACGCAATCAACTGAGCCTCCTCCGCGTAGCTGTTAGCCCACTCCACGCGCTCGTCCAGAGTCACCTTGTCGTTACCGTAGGTGTTCGCTCCGTGAATAGCCAACCACCGCGCTTGTTCAGGCGTTTGGACTTTTTCTGAGCGGAAGAACCTCAACAACCCCCTTGAGGGGTCAGCGTTTTGGATGTTTAGGAAGGACGGAATGTTGTAGACCCTACCCCTCCAATCTACGTTGGAAGGAAAGAAGAATCGACTTCCCTCAAACTTATTTGCTAGGTGAAGAACTTTTGCGGTCAGTAGACGCCGGGACTTTGTCGATAGATTGATGTCGTATATTTTAGCAGCCTCTCGTCTCCAGTTTGTATTGGAATCTTTGTTGGTCTTAAAGTCCCTCGGCATGGGAGGTAGTTCCTCGTCTTTTCGGTTTGGAAGGTCCCCGATGGTTACATTGTTTTCCCAAGCCCACTCAAACACCTTTTTGACTTCTGAGTTTATTTCCCAAGGAGTCTGTTGAATGCAGTTTACAGCTTCCATGGATTCTTCAAGCCCTCCGTCAATAGAACGAAGGTAGTCCATGTTAGAAGACTTGATAAAACAAACAGGAGGTAGCCTGTCGTCCTGTGAATAACCACCACTCCAGATACCCGTCCAAGGCTCCGGGAGGTCTACGGTAGGCATCCAGAAGGGTTCAATAAGTTCCCGGCTGTCATTGTAGTTCTCAATCCAATCTATGAGTTCATTGGTGGGTGCTACGAAGCGCGTCGGTCGTCTACCAGCTCTTTCAAGGACGTAGTTGTATTCAATCAACCCGGTGCAGCTACGGAAAAGCTCTACGGCTGTTAAACCTGCGTTAGCCTTGTCTCTAATAGCCCACTTTTTAAATTCCGGCATGAGACCTTTCTTTACCTCGTTTTTCATAGACGAGCGAATGTGTCGGACTTTAGCGTTTAACCCTTTTCTGCGTTTAGCTCCCAACAAAATACCAGAGCCTTTTTCCTCATTGTTTTCTAGCAAAAAACGGCATCGAATTTCGTCTTCCAGTCTAGCCCCTAGATAAATAGCGACTTGAGACAAAGGCCGCTTTTTTGTTATGCTGTCTATGATTGCGCGTGTAGCGATATAAGCAATCACTTTAGGTTCCAGCGTTTGTAATTCTAACTGGTATCTAGCTGGCGTAGCGTAATCTTTTACGGTATCTAGCCATTCACTGATTTTTGTGGTGTAATTAGGCAAGGCGCTACGCATCAGCGTTTGGCCGTATCTAGTTTCCATCTCGGCGTCCCGGCCTTTAGCGCTCTCTATCTTTGCTCGGTAACGCCCAATGCCAAGAGTTACCATTGAATTATTCAGTTCTTCTTGCGTGATTTGGGCCATAGCGATGGCATTTACTACAGGCTGCTGGGTAAGTCAAGAGTATTATAGGCGGCCGCAATCAAATGATAGTGAAACGACTTACAGGCGTAGCCGGACGCAATCAGGTGATAGTAGGCGGGGTTGTGGATGGTTGTGTTCGCAAAAGAAAAGGGAGAACCTAGCTATGAAGCCGGGTTCTCCCTTGCGGTTATTGCGTGTTGTGTTGGTATAGTTTATACAGAAAACCTATTAACAATATCCAATGTATGAAGGGTAATGTGTATAGGAAACACCACCACGCATCTTTTAGTCTCTCTTTGGTCTTGTTGGTCAATGCTGTGTGTAGTTTATGTTGGAGACTTGGGTGTCCCAACAAGACCTACAGTCTTTGCATTGGTTGTTTTGCTTAGATGCTGGACAGTTTTTGCTGTCTGAGAGATTCTGCGTCACCCCTACTGATGATGTAGTTATATTCGCGGTTCCTATGGAGGGGCGACGCAGGGTTTGGCCAATGGTGTTGGCGCTTATCCTTATGGTAAGGTTTGGCGCTACTTCGTTGGTCTTTACCCATTCCTTCACAACACCAAATTCCCTAGTGGGTATCCAGAATATTATGTGGGGAAGGGCAAAAGCTATGTTGTTGATGGCTGACAGGTGCTCTGGGCTTTGGATGTCTCCGCTGTCGTGCCATCTGAAGTAACCGCTTTTTTCTTTGCGGTTGATGAGTTCTGTTATTAGGTGTTGCCAAGTGAAGGTATCTGATAGCAAGGCGTCAAGTCTTTTGTGTAGTGCTTTTTGAACGTTGTCGAACAGATACCTGTTTTTAAGGGCGTAACAGTCTGAGCATACTGAGTTTTCTATTTTACGCAGTATTGAGCCTCGTTTACATTCTGTGGCCGGGAGACTGTAGCCGTGGCATGGCATTTTAGAGGGCCTAGATAGGGTTCCTATTTGGGCCTCTATATCCTTGGTTGTTTGACGTTTTATTGCTAGGAGGCTCATCTAAATTCAGAGTTTGGTTGTTCATGTCTAATAACAGCTCATTGAGGTGGTATTCTATAGTTTCTAGTATTGTTTTATAGGCGGTTACGGCGTCTTGTAATACTAGCGTTTTTTCGATTAGTTCTTTCTGGGTCATGTAGTTTGTGTGTTAATATTGCATGGGTAAGTATGATGGTTTGTATTTCTTTGCTTTCCGGGTTGGGTATGTTGGTGTATGTGATAGTGGAGTGGTCAGCTTTACGCAGAC